GCCTGGCTCTTGCTCGACTAGCGTCTTGTTTACGGTGTTTGCGGCGGTAATCTTTTAGGTATTCAGCGCGAGCCTTATACTCGGCTTTCCAGTCTCGTGCCACTGAGACGACTCCGTACTAGTTCTGGATCAATCTTCGGCAGGATCGAAGACAGCTGATCAAGAGGGGAACCTTCAACAGCAATGCCACTGATGTCGTTTGCCTTGAGCCAATCAGCCATGGCTTTCAGGTCTTGAGTTGTGGCTTCTCCACTTTTGATGCGGCGGAGATATTCTTTAGTGAGGAGGTCGTGCAACTCGTTAAAGTTGTCCTCTGTGGCTTTTTGATGTTTAGCCATTTCTCAATACAATCTGATCTAGTTTGTTCTCGATGCGGATCATGTGATCCTCCATCTTTTGGAGAGCATTGGCGAGTTCTTGTCTTGGGACGTACTTTTCAGCAAGACGAAGTTCGATAGAGTCGATACGCTTGTCAATCTGATCCATACGTGTGTTGGTACGCGAATTGAGAGTCATGACTCCCCCGCCAATGCCAACAACGAGAGATACAACTCCCGTGATGATGGCTTCAACCATTGGATTATTTTGTAGTAGTTGGTCTGAATGTCATGAACCATCCAGTACCTTTACCTTCGACTTCCCAACGGGGAAGCCAGTTTTGCCAGGAGTATCGAACGTCTTTACCGCCAGAACCAACGGAGACGTATCCACCGTTGACAGCATCCATCTCACCGTATGGATCGTGAAAGATGCCCTTGTCTCCCTCATCACCAATGAGGAGCATCCAGTGGCCACCACCAACGGGTTTGGAGACGTGTCCCTTGTGGAGGATGCCTGTGGCTACTGGGAAGCCTGCTTTGAGTTCATTGAGCAGTGCTTGGCGTGTACCTTTGGTGTAAAAGGAAGCGAACACTCCGTACTGCTGACAAGCTTTGATCTGACTGGCGGAGGAGGTAGTGTCTCCGTATTTGAGGACAGTTCTCAGGTAATCATCATCAGCGTTACTACCCTTCAGGGCATCAGGACGGAGATACTTGATAGCCATAGCGCATGTCGAGCTAAAGCACATCCGATCTCCGTGGCCTGTTGCACTATCCGTCTGTGGGTAATACTGCTTCACAGGCAGCAGTACCATGACGATTACTTAAGGGTATCTTTGATCCGCTGGATCTGATCGTCTTCCTTACGGAGAGGCTTCATGGCGTTGATGCCAGACAGAAGCAGTTGGACGATGCCGTTGGACTTCAGCTTGGAAGCACCAACAACTTCAGAGCCCAGGAACAGTGCAAAAAAAGCAAGGGTTTCGTAGGTGACCTTGATGCCAAGGATGGTAATCATTTGTTTGTACCGTTAGGGTATTACCAAGGCACTCCAGCAGCCTTAGTAGGAGCAGCTTGCTCATCAAGTTGAGCCTGGAGAGCTGCTTCGATTTCAGAAACCTTGTCTTCACCGAGTGAATCTTTGACCCAGTTCACGCACTGCTCTTCGGTCAAGTCTGCAAACGGTGTGGTTACTTCGCCTTCAAGACCAATAGAACCATACGCTCCAGAACGGTAGGTATCGTTGGAGGCGTCAATGGTGTAGTGAACCGTGTAGACCTTACCAGTGGCGGTCTCACGCTCAAGGTTGGCGATTTTCCAAGTAAAGGTGGTAGACATTATAAAAACGTGTTTTGGAAATAAAAAATGAGCCCACCAGCATTGGTAGGCTCAAAAACGTGATGTTCCCGTTCGGGTAGAAAGCCGGTTATTCTCCGGTTTTACTGGTAGTTATTACCGTTCGGGAAGGTGACTGGTGACGTGGACTAGGGGCTTTGCTCAAAAACGTGTCTGGCTGACAAAGAATGTGCCTGCCAGACTCATGCTGCGCAAAACCAGTATCGAAGGGGACTTAGATGCCTGCCGCAGTTAAGCGAGCTTCAAGACTTTCGATCTTGGCAACAGCTTCCTGCAGTGCAGCCGTCAGCAGGGGCACGAGCTTGGATTGGTCGATGCCTTGGTAGATAGGGTTGCCGTCATCATCGACTGCATCCTTCTCACCAGTGATCGCCTCAGGAACAACGCTCTGCACTTCATGCGCGAGGAAGCCGTCAACAGTCTTTGCCGGATCAGCAATAAAGTTGAAGCGGCTGGGCTTCAGTTGCTGCAGGCGGGTAATGCCGTCAGTAACTGCAGTGACGTTTTCCTTGAGGCGGTAATCTGAACTGGTATTAAACGACGTAGAAGTTCCGCTTGTTGCAATAGCTCCTACACTTCCATTGGCGTTATAGAACTCAGCAAGGCCCACAGCAGCGGTTGTGGTTGTAGCGAGCCGCAGAATTTTTCTGTCACTGCCAGCCACAAGAAAAGCTGAACCGCCAACCGTGCCACTGGGATCAGATGTAACACCAAAATAGACGGAGCCGCCATTTGTGATCCTCATCCGCTCCGTCGGAGAAGACGCCCCATCCGCAGTAGTGGAGAACACTAATCTCGCCGGATGGTCACCCGACCCCCAGGCTGCATCTGCTACTGCATCAATACGAGCACCAATGCCAAACGCTGATCCATTAGAACCTTGGAAGAACAGACCTCCTAGTTCATCGCCGCTATTAACAGCGGTGTAGGAACCGAAAGACCCGCCACGCGACTGACTAAAGATTAGCTGAGATGCGCCACCACCAGCTTCCCAATGGAACAATTCAAGTTTTGCTCTTGTACCTGAACCGACGCCAGAGATCTGAGAAAGAGCATTACTGCCAGCGCTCGAAGACGTGCCAACTAACAGACGTGACGAGGCATCAATCCGAGCCGCTTCACTTGCTCCAATAAAGAACTGGTGACTGGCGGCAGAGACCTGGCTATTGACGTAAACAAAACTGCCATTGCGGTTGTAATGAGTGAGCAGGTTAGTGTTACTGGTAGAGCCAGGTGTAAACTCAAAACCTTCGGCCCCAGAATTGGAGACGTGAAGTTTGCTTATTGCTGAAGTAGTGCCAATCCCTACGTTGCCTGAGGAATCAATAGTTAAACGTGTTTGTCCTGCGGTAAGATCTGCAATGTCAA